CCATGTTTTTTCAAAATTAAAATTTGAATCTGCTGTTACATTTTGTATTTTATTTTCGTTGTTTGAATATTTCAAATTAAATCCATGTACATAATCTTTTTGGTTCTCGCTTTTAAGAATCAGTGAACCTTCACTTCCATATATTTCTAAACTAAAACCTCTACCATTTTTAGAAATCGATGATAGAGATACCTGACATGGAATAAGATTGGAACTATAGTTTGATATTTCTAAATTAGCCAGACAAACATCCTCGCTAGTAACATCATTAAAATCAGATAAATTAGCTAAAGGTCTTTTTTTGATTGATGTAGTTAATTTGCCAGATACATTTATTGATTCTCCAAAGAACCAATTCAACATGTCGAATGCATGAGTACCTAGGGCGCCAATAACTCCTCCACCTTTTTCTTCCAAAGAATACCAATTCCAAGCTCTTTTAGGGTCGGATCTGCTACCCATTAACCAATCTAATTTGACTAAATATATTTCTCCTAAAATATTTTCATCAATAAGTTTTTTCGTCTGAAGGAAAAGGGGTACTACTCTATATTCGAAATCAACACATACACTTAAATTACTAATCAAAGATATTTTAAAGAGATGACTGATCAGGATGTTCGTGCCAGAATGTATGCCGAACAACAAAACGCAATAGAACAAGATATGGCACCATTTGGGTTTGTAAATGATGGTGTAGAAGAAGAATATCAACAAGACGATTCAGGCGAAGTATGGCAGCCTGTGACCGTGCGAAAAGGCGATATATTATAAATATAAACGAGATTAATGATACCTATTAGCTAATAAGGAGAAAACACATATGGCATTTCAAGTTTCACCAGGTGTTCTCGTAAGGGAAAGGGACCTAACCAATGTTATCCCAGCAGTAGCAACAACGATCGGTGCTATTGCAGGTCAATTCAATCAAGGACCTATGGATGAAGTAGTATCTATAAGTTCAGAAAAAGAATTGGTAGATACATTTGGTAAACCTGACTCGACTAACTTTGAGTTCTTTTATAGTGCTGCAAGTTTCTTGCAATACTCATCAGCGCTTAGAGTAGTGAGAGCAACCAATTCAGGAAGCGTGAACGCAGTATCTTCAGGAACTGCGATAAGAATAAAGAATACAGACCATTACTTAAACGGCGACGGATCAACTGGACCTTTCAACGATGGTTCGGCTTCAGTCGGTGAGTGGGCAGCTAGAACAGCAGGCTCATGGGGTAATAGTTTGTCAGTTCACACATGCCCAAGCGCTACGGCATACGAAGAAGTGAACAAAACAACAACTAACGATTCTTCTATATCTGTTGGAGATACTACTATCACATTAACATCTGGAACAGGATTTAATGTAGGTGATATTATCAACTTCGGAGAAGCTGGAGGACACGAATACAGAGTCACGGCCGTTGATACAAACGACCTTACTTTTGTTAGACACCCTTCAGGCACAGGCGGATTACACAACGCATTAGGCGGTGGTACGCAAGTTAGAAGAAGATGGAGATATTACGAATCAGTAGATAGAGCACCAGGCACATCGCCTTACGCTTCTGCAAGATCAGGCTCAGGTGATGAGCTTCATGTAGTAGTCGTAGATGAAGACGGTGGCGTCACAGGTGTTGCAGGCGAGATACTAGAAGTTTTTAGTGCATTGTCTAAAGCAGCTGACGCTAAATCACCACAAGGTGATACTAATTACTATCCAGATGTAATATACAACCAATCACAATATATCTACTGGATGGATCACAATAGTTCAGGTTCAAATTGGGGCTCAAATGCTGCTTCAGTTACCTTTACAGATGTGACTGCTCCATTTGATAGATCACTAATTAACGGTGCAAACGGATCAGCGGTTACAACTGCTGAAAAGAAAACTGCATACGAAAAATACAATGACGCAGATAGTGTTGACGCAAACCTAATCATCGCTGGTTCAGGTGACGCTACACACATTGATAACTTAATTACAATTGCTGAAAACAGAAAAGACGCTATAGTTTTTGCGTCACCTGAAAGATCAGATGTAGTTAATGTGACCAATGCTACTACACAAACAACGAATGTAAAATCATTCTTTGATGGTATTAGATCATCTAGTTATGTTGTATTTGATAGTGGTTACAAATATACATACGACAAATATAATGATGTATTCAGATTTGTTCCTCTTAACGGAGACATTGCTGGATTAGCTGCAAGAACAGATTTAGTCGCAGATACTTGGTTCTCACCTGCTGGTTTCAACAGAGGAGTATTAAGAGGCGTAATCAAACTTGCATATAGTCCTAACAAGAACCAAAGAGATGAGTTATACAGAGCAAGAATTAACCCCGTGGTTACAATGCCTGGACAAGGAACCGTCTTATTTGGAGACAAAACTGGACTATCAACGCCAAGTGCTTTTGATAGAATCAATGTAAGAAGATTGTTTATCACTTTAGAGAAGGCAATCTCAACAGCTTCTAAATTTCAACTATTTGAGTTCAATGACGAGTTCACTAGAGCACAATTTAGAAACATTGTAGAACCATTTTTAAGAGATGTTCAAGGTAGAAGAGGTATTACAGACTTCTTGGTAACTTGTGACGAATCTAACAATACTGCTGATGTTATTGATAGAAATGAGTTCAGAGCAGATATATTTGTTAAACCAAATAGATCAATTAACTTTATAACACTACAATTCGTTGCGACTAGATCAGGCGTTGCATTTGAAGAAGTGGTAGGAGGATAAACACATGCCAAATATAAATGACTTTAAAGCTAAGTTAAGAGGCGGTGGTGCTCGTGCCAATCAATTCAGGGTAACAATGCCTTTTCCTGGTTATGCAAGTGTAGGTGGTGAAACAGAAACTATGAGTTTCTTAACTACATCTACATCTTTACCAGGTATGACGGTTACTGAAGTAGCAATACCATTTAGAGGTAGGGAGTTATATGTTGCAGGAGACAGATCATTTGCAACATGGACTACAACTATCTTAAATGATACTAACTTCTTAATCAGAAACGCATACGAAAGATGGTTAAACGGTATCAACAATATGTCAGATAACGAAGGATTAGTAAATCCTGTTGATTATCAGGTTGACGCATTTGTTGATCAGTTAGACCGAAATGGTAATGTGATTAAATCATACACATTTAGAGGAATGTTTCCAACAACCCTAGATGATATTGCGCTATCTTATGGTGATAATAATACGGTAGAAAGTTTTACCGCTACACATAGATACCAATACTTTGAAACAAATACTACTACTTAATATCCATATAAGTATTAGTAATAGGAGATAAATTATGGCTGAGCTGTTTGGGTTTAAGATAGAGCGTTTAAAGACGCCTACAACCGATCCAAGACAAAATATAGTCCCACCTCAAGCAGATGACGGTACACAAACCGTCCCTGCTGGTGGGTTTTTTGCGTCTTATGGCGGATTTGATGTAAGTGCTAGAAACGAATTAGACCTTATAAGAAGATATAGAGAAGTCGCTTTACATCCCGAGTGCGATCTTGCAATTGAGGATATAGTATCAGAAGCGATTGTATCTAATGAGAATCAGCAATCTGTTCAATTAGATTTGAGTAAGATTGAGTATAGTGATTCAGTAAAGAAAAAAATAAGAGATAGTTTTAGTGAAGTATTAAAACTATTACAATTTGATATAAAAGGACACGATATATTTCGTAGATGGTATGTTGATGGTAGATTATTCTATCACAAGATTATTGATAAAGAAAGTCCTAGATTAGGAATATCTGAAATAAGATATATTGATCCTAGAAAAATTAAGAAGATAAGAGAAATTAGAAAGCAAAGAACAGATGGCATGCCGTCTTCATTTGCATTTGAGAATAAGTTCCAAGAGTATTACATCTTTAACGAAAGAGGAATACACCCAACTGCAACATCAAACGCAGGTGGTTTGAGAATTGCTACAGACGCTATCGCATATTGCCCTAGTGGTCTTGTAGATCAAACTCATAATCAAGTTTTATCTTATCTACACAAAGCAATTAAACCTGTCAATCAATTAAGAATGATTGAAGACGCTGTTGTAATATACAGAATTGCTAGAGCACCTGAAAGAAGAATATTCTATATTGATGTAGGTAATTTACCTAAAATCAAAGCCGAACAATATCTAAGAGATGTTATGGCAAGATATAGAAACAAACTTGTATATGACGCAAGCACAGGTGAGATAAGAGATGACAGAAACTATATGTCAATGCTTGAAGACTTTTGGTTACCAAGAAGAGAAGGTGGTAGAGGTACTGAGATTACTACTTTACCTGGTGGTCAAAACTTAGGAGAGATTGCTGACATAGAGTATTTTCAAAGAAAATTATATAGGTCTTTAAATGTACCTATTAGTAGATTAGAAAGTGGTTCAGGTTTCAATCTAGGTCGTGCTTCAGAAATTAGTAGAGATGAAGTTAAATTTACTAAATTTGTGGGCAGACTAAGAAAGAAATTTACTGCTTTATTCCATGACTTGTTAAAAACTCAATTAATCTTAAAAGGTGTTATCGCACCTGAAGAATGGGATACTATGCAAGGAGATATA